GGCGCGATAGCGGCACAGATCGAGGCGTTCAGGCTAGCGATTGAGGCGGAGAAATCGCGCACCCCGGCACAATTGAGGGCCCTGGTTATCCATCGGCTCACCCAGAAGGCGATCGACCCGAAGGTGCCCGAGGCGCAACAGATTAAGGCCCTGGAGTTACTCGGCAAGATCACAGAGGTTGCGCTATTCACCGAACGCCGGGAGGTCGTGAAGGTTACTGACGCCGGAGAGATGCGGGCCCGGTTCATGCAGGCATTGAATGCGGCCATCAAAGCCGGGGCCGTCGATGCCAAAGTTACGGAAGGCGAGTCCCTGCTCGCAGAGATAGCCGACGCCCGGACGATCGAGGCCGACGCAGACGCGCCCGACGCAGACGCGCCCGACGCAGGCCCGGACGCCAGCGACGCGCCGCAGGCCGGGACCCCACCGGGGGCCGCCCCCCTGATCGCGCATGACGCGCAGCCACAGACAGTGCATAGTAATCCCCACATTCAATCCCCTGTCCAAACCGACTCACCCACTGAAATTACTAATGTATGACTATTGCGCACGCAAGAGTGATCACTATTGCACACGCTAGAGTGGGGGGGGGTGTCTTTTTCTAAGGACGGTTATGTGAGTCTCTATATGGGAAACACCCCCCTTGCCTTTTTGGGTCCCCGGAATTGGGGTGGGGTATGACTCCGGCGCAAAAAGAGATCTATCAGGTTATTGATGAGTGGTGGAATCGCTTTGGGTTTGGTCCGACCATAGATGATGTTATGAGGCTGACCGGCGATAAGGGTCGGGGCAATGTAGCCAGAAAGATGCGGGCGTTAATCAGACTGGGGGTTTGTAAAGGTATCCCTGGGCGGGCTCGCTCAATCCGGCCGTCTTATTTGAGAGTCCATAAACTTGATTGACGAGAAAGTATTAAGCCTTATAGACAAACTCCCCGAGGGTCAGAGGGAGAGCCTTCTATTGATGGCCCAACAATACGCCGACGCTCTCGCAAGGGAAAAGGGACAGCAGTCCTTTATAGCCTTTGTTAAGACCATGTGGCCGAGTTTTATCTCCGGAAGACATCATGCCGTCATGGCTAAAAAGTTTGAGGAGATCGCCGAAGGGAAGGTCAAAAGGTTAATTATCAATATGCCTCCCCGGCACACAAAAAGTGAGTTTGCCTCCTACTTATTGCCGGCCTGGTTCCTAGGAAAATACCCAGACAAAAAGATTATCCAGTGTTCTAACACGGCTGAACTAGCGGTAGGATTTGGACGTAAGGTTAGAAACTTAGTTGGCGGAGATACTTATGCCAAGATTTTCCCGAATGTGGCTCTTCGGCAAGACTCTAAAGCCGCTGGCCGTTGGTCTACTAATGCTAACGGGGAGTATTTTGCTATCGGGGTTGGAGGTACTGTCACCGGTAAAGGTGCTGACCTACTAATAATTGACGATCCTCACAGCGAACAAGAGGCAGCTTTAGCGGCAAACGACTTATCTGTCTACGATAAGGTCTACGAGTGGTACACATCCGGCCCTAGACAGCGTTTACAGCCGGGGGGATCCATCGTAATAGTGATGACCCGCTGGGGAAAACGCGATTTAACGGGTCAAGTCTTAAAAGCCGAGGGTCAAAGAGGGGGTGAAGAGTGGGAAGTCATTGAATTTCCAGCGATTTTGCCCTCTGGACGCTCTTTATGGCCTGAATTTTGGTCTGTAGATGAGTTAACCGCCCTAAAGTCTGAACTTCCTAACCAAAAATGGCAGGCTCAGTACCAACAATCCCCAACTTCTGAGTCTTCAGCCATCGTAAAGCGGGAATGGTGGAAGATCTGGGAGGACGAAGACCCCCCTCGGTGCGATTACACCCTCATGGCCTGGGATACAGCGTTCGAGAAGTCTAATAGAGCCGACTACTCGGCCTGTACTTTATGGGGTGTCTTTGAAAAAGAGGACGAAAACGGGATTTTCCAGACTAACCTGATTTTATTGAACGCCTTTAGAGACCGTCTTGAGTTCCCCTCCCTTAAAAAGCGGGTAATTGAGGAATGGCAGGAGTGGAATCCAGACTCAATGATCATTGAGAAGAAGGCTTCAGGCGCTCCTTTAATTTATGAACTCAGAGCGATGGGCATTCCAGTGCAAGAGTTCACCCCCGTCAGAGGAAACGACAAGATTACCCGGCTAAATGCTGTTTCAGATCTATTTGCTTCAGGTAGAGTCTGGTCACCTAACACTCACTGGGCCGAAGAGGTGGTTGACGAGGTTGCATCTTTCCCCTCTGGGGAGCATGATGACTATGTAGATACTGTGTCCCTTGCGTTGATGAGATTCCGCAAGGGCGGCTTTGTGCGAACTCTTTTAGATGAAGAAGATGAGAAGCCCTACTTCAGAGGTCGGGTTCAAGGATATTACTAAGGACACATTATGGCTATTGACAAGGCACTAAACCAGGCTCCAATGGGTCTACAAGATGAAGATCTGGCAATGATGGAGCCAGATATTGAGATCGAGATTGAAGATCCTGAGTCTGTCAAAATTAAGACAGGAGGATTAGAAATAGAAATTGAGCCGGGTGAGGATGGCGATGACTTTAACGCCAACCTCGCCGAGGACATGGATGAGGGTGAGTTAACCGAGTTGGCCGGAGACTTAATTGGAGAGTATCAAGAAGACATATCCTCAAGGAAAGATTGGATCCAGACTTATGTAGATGGCCTAGAACTTCTAGGCATGAAAGTCGAGGACAGAACCGAACCCTGGCCGGGGGCTTGTGGTGTCTATCACCCCCTGCTTTCGGAAGCCTTAGTGAAGTTCCAAGCCGAGACCATGATGGAGACCTTCCCTGCCCAAGGTCCGGTAAGAACACAGATCATCGGCCGAGAGACTCCAGAGAAAAGAGACGCAGCCGCCCGAGTTAAAGACGACATGAACTTCCAATTAACTGAAGTCATGGTTGAGTACAGACCTGAGCATGAAAGAATGCTCTGGGGCTTGGGTTTAGCCGGTAACGCATTTAAGAAGGTTTACTACGACCCAAGTCTTGAGCGACAGGTCTCCATGTTTGTTCCGGCCGAAGATATTGTCGTCCCTTATGGGGCTTCAAGTCTTGAAGTGTCCGAGCGTGTAACTCACGTTATGCGTAAGACACCGAACGAATTAAGAAAGTTAATGGTCGGCGGCTTTTATAGAGATGTAGAACTAACCGAACCACAGGATACGTTTGATGAGGTTGAGAAGAAGATTGCTGAGAAGATGGGCTTTCGTGCCTCAACCGATGAGCGGTACAAGATCCTTGAGATGCACGTTGATCTTGACCTCCCAGGCTATGAAGACAAAGACGAAGACGGAGAGCCAACGGGTATTGCGTTGCCTTACGTTGTCACTATTGAAAAGCAGACACAGACAGTCCTAGCCATTCGCAGGAACTGGCACCCTGACGATGACACCAAGCAAAAGAGAAATCATTTCGTTCATTACTCATATATTCCGGGGTTTGGGTTTTACGCTTTTGGTCTTATCCATCTTATTGGCGCTTTTGCTAAGTCCGGTACTTCCATTATTCGACAGTTGGTCGATGCTGGAACCCTGTCAAATCTGCCAGGAGGATTTAAGACTAAAGGGCTTCGTGTTAAAGGTGACGACACACCCATTTCTCCCGCAGAGTTCAGGGACGTAGACGTAGCCTCGGGAACGATTAAAGACAACATTATGACGCTTCCCTATAAGGAGCCGTCACAAGTTCTGTATTCTTTACTCGGGACTATCGTTGAAGAGGGCCGCCGGTTTGCCTCCGCAGCAGACCTAAAGATCTCCGATATGTCAGCCCAGTCCCCGGTCGGGACCACGCTGGCGATTCTTGAGCGCACCTTAAAAGTGATGTCAGCCGTCCAGGCTCGCATTCACTTTGCAATGAAGCGTGAGTTCCAGTTACTTAAGAACATTATCAGAGACTACACGCCAGAAGATTATTCTTACGAGCCTGTAGATGGATCCCGCCGGATTAAGCAGTCGGACTACGACCAGTGTGACGTAATCCCCGTCTCCGATCCTAATGCGGCCACCATGTCTCAAAAGGTGGTTCAGTATCAAGCGGTCATGCAACTAGCCGCTACCGCCCCGCAACTCTACGACCTGCCGTATCTACATCGGCAAATGCTTGAAGTCCTAGGAATGAAGAACGCCGGAAAACTGGTTCCTAATAAAGAAGACTTCAAACCCCGCGATCCAGTGACTGAGAACATGGACATCTTGAACAATAAGCCAGTTAAGGCTTTTGCTTACCAGGACCATGAGGCCCACATCACTGTACACATGTCGGCCATGCAAGATCCAAAGATTATGAAAATTATTGGGCAAAGTACGACTGCCCCACAAATGGCAGCGGCCATGCAGGCGCATATTGCGGAACACGTAGCCTTTGAATATCGCCGTCAGATTGAACAACAAATTGGTGTTCCGTACCCCTACCTGGATGAACAAGAGTCCATGCCACAGGATATTGAAATTGAAATATCCCGTCTTGCGGCAGAAGGAGCCAAAAAACTTCTGGCAAAAGACCAAGCCGAGGCTGCCCAAATGCAGGCTCAACAAACTGCACAGGATCCAATCGTCCAGATGCAGATGCAAGAACTTCAACTCAAGGCTCAAGACCTTGAACTGAAGAAACAGAAGATGGCAACTGACGCTGCGGCAAAAGCAGATCAGTTAGAAATTGAACGTCAACGCATTGAGTCCCAGAAAGAAATTGCAGGAATGCAAGTTGGGGCCAAAGTCGCAAAAGATCGTGCCGAACTTGATGCCAAGATGGAGTTGGAAGGTCTCAAAGTAGGTTCGCAAATCGCTCGTGAAAAAGCGCAAACAAAGGGGATTAAATGAGTAAAGATTTACTCAAGTATCTTTCAGACAAGATACGCGAGGAAATGAAGGTGATTGAAAATGACACGGTTTTAGGACACGCAAAAGATTTTGGAGACTATAAGTATGCTTGTGGGATCTATCGTGGCCTGCTGATCGCAAACAACGTTCTCACAGAGACCGCAGAAAGGATGGAAAAAGACGATGAGTGAACTTGCCATCGCTACAAAAGAAGGTGAAGTAAGTACGATTCCGGATACTCCGGAGCGCAAAGCCAAGCAGGTGCCGGACCCGTCTGGTTACCGAATCCTATGTGGGATACCCAACATCGAAGAAGCCTACGATGGTGGCATTTTAAAATCTGACATGACCATCCAGCATGAAGAACT